AAGGAACAGGAGTAGTTTATACTACAACTTCAAAACAATTATGTACAGATGTTTGTAATTTAGTTAGAAGTTTAGGTATGAAATGTTCCTATCATAAATATGAAACAAATAGGTATGGTATAAAAACCAGAGATAGATACGATGTTATTATATCATCTGGAAGAAAATTATTTAAATTAAGTAGAAAAAATAATAAAATAACAGAGAGGAAACATGGAGAACCAGAAGATACAGCTATTGTTAGTGTAAAACCTATAGGACTTAGAAAAGGTGCTTGTATATCAGTAGACAATGAAGATAGAACCTATATTACTAAGGATTACATAGTTACTCATAACTCTTATGGTCTTATAGGCCTCACTCTTTGGTTCATGTGTCTTGATGGCGCAAAATCATTTAGTAAAGAATTCTCTGAAATGAGAATATCAGCTAATGTAATTATGGGATCAGCTGATGAGACTTCTAAGAAGAACTTTCTTATTGGTCTAGAAGATGGAATGAATTATCTCCTAACAGAAGAAGATTTAGGAGTATATAAATATAAGACAAAAGGTCTAGAGGATATACCTTTAGTTGGAAGACATATGTTAGGTAAGACTAATAATTTCTGGAGATATAGGTTTATAGAAAATGGGTTAGAGTCTGGAGGTTCAGGTTCTTCCTTCTCTCCTATTGCATATTCACCTAATAAAAAAGGTGGTGGTGCTACTGCTGCTGCTTCAAGACGTGTGCATTTATCTATTGTAGATGAAGTAGGAAAGCTTCAGGTATCTGCTATTGCAGTCTGGGGCTCTAATAGAGCTTTAACTAGAAGAACTACTAAGTTTGGTTCTCAAGTATTTGCTGGTACATCTGGTAATATGGATTTGATTCAAGAAGCTAAAAAGATGTTTCAGAATCCTAAAGACTTTGAAATGGTTAGCTTTGAAAATAAATATGAAAAGAATAGTAATGAGATAGGATTCTTTATTCCTGCATTTCTAGCTAAAAGACAATTTAAAGATGAAGATGGTAACACTAATATAGTTGATGCTGTCGACTTTTATTTAAGAGAAAGAGAGAATTCTAAGACTAGTGAGAAGTTAAATGAGGAAAAGATGAATTATCCTTTAATTCCAGAGGATATGTGGATTACTAAGGAAAGTTCTATATTACCAAGAGAAGAAGCTAAAGCTGTTAAGAGAAGACTACTTACTAATGATTTATATAAGAAGAAAAGAACATTTATTAGAATGAATTGGGATTCTACTAAAGCTAGTGGAGTTGATTATAAAATTATAAATGAAGAGAATGCAATCAAGTTAGATACATTTAGAGAGACTCAAGGAACTAATGAAAAGAAGAATCGTGGTTCTAAATCTACAGAATGTGATATAATTATATATGAATTTCCAGAAGCTAATGCTCCTAATGATTTATATAAGTTCGGAGGATTAGACCCTTATGTAGCAGAAGAATTAGAAGATGGAGAATCATTAGGCTCATTTTATTTACTCAAGAATCCTAAATATATATCAGAAGGAATAAGTGGAGATATTATAGTAGCAGAGATTATAGGTAAATATAGTGGAAGAGCAGAATATAACGAAAGAGTAGAGAAGCTAATGGCATTGTATGGTAATCCTAGTAGAAGTATAATGTTTGAATCAGATAGAGGTGATGACTTGAAAGAATATTTCATGAAGAAGAATAAGGAACACTTATTAGCTTTGAGTCCAGTAAAGTATGAAGATAATAAAGTAGTAATGAAAACACGTTTATCTTATGGTTTCTCTCATGGTAATCAAATAGGTAAGCTTCATAACTTAACTCAATTGAAAGAATGGTTATTAGAAGAAACTACTATCAATGGAGAGACACTTAGAAATATAGAAAGAATTACATCAATAGGTTTATTAGATGAAATTATAGAGTATGACTGGGATTTAGATAAAGCTAAAAAAGCCAACTATGATAGAATATCTGCATTTCTTGGTTGTATTATTGCTCGTAGAGAGAATTATAATCAATTGACTAAGAATGAGAAACCTGAAAATACAAAAGGTATACTAGCTGACTTTGCTAAGAAAGGTATTATATCTAAACTACAAAATAAATTGAAATGGCAGAATTCGTACACAACTGGGAAGTACCAAACCTAAGAGTATCAGAATCTGATAAATATGAAAGAGATAAAGAATGGTTTAAACAATGTATGAATTGGATAAAGCCATATGGTAATATGGGAACGATTCAAATAAAAGATTTTCCTCAAAAATTAAGTAACTATCGTTTATTAAATTCAGATATTAGATGGGAAGATGTTCAAGAACATTGTAATCCTTTAGGGTTGACTAAAGAGTTATTTGAAGAGAATATGTTACCCTTTAATATTGTTCCTAAAATAGTTAATGAATTGATTGGAGAAGAACTAAAAAGATATGATGATTATAGACCTATTTTAGCTACACAAAATGCTATAATGTCTAAGAATAAAGAATATGCTGATTTAGTTGATACTTATATTGATACAGAGATTTCTAAGATGATGGAATTAGAGAAGATGAGAAGTCAAATGATGAGTCAAGGTAAAGATGAGAAACAAGTTGAAGCTGAATTAAAAAAGAAAGCAGAAGAGTATGAAATGGATTATAAGTTAGATAGTAAAATATTAGATTTTCAATCACAAAGAGAAATTCTAGCTAGTAATATAATTGATTATGGTTCTTATGACAATAACTTGAAAGCATTAAAATCACAATGTTGGAAAGATGCATTGACAGTTGATGAAGAAATCGTATATGTAGGTGTAGAAAAGAATAAACCAATAATTAAGCATGTTAATCCACTCTTCTTTATATATCATAAGAGTACAGAAGAGATGTATATTCATAAAGGTGACTGGGCTGGTACTACTACTCCAATGGTATATGCTGACATAATTAATCAATTTGGTACTGTTTTAAGTGAAGATGATTTAAAGAATCTACAAATGAAACATACTACAAAAGATATGTCAATGTCTAGTCCAGATATTAGAGCATATCATCATAGTAATTATCCTAATGTAGATGATGTATTCTTTGGCACATTGAATAATTATTTATATGGAGATTATAATATTGGAACATATGGAAATGGTAATTCTATATTAAGATTCTATCATAACTTTGTATGGGTAACACATATTGAATGGAAAGCTTTTAAGAAAGTTGGTTATCTTAGTTACTTGAATGAATATGGTGAAGAGATTACAGAATTAGTAGATTCAGAGTTTATAGTTCCTAAGAATGCAGTTAAGAGTAAGATTATAAATAGATTTAATGATGAGACAGATTTATATGTATGGCAAGAATTTGAACAAGAGTTTAGTCTTGAATGGATATGGATTGAGAGAGTATATGAAGGAACTAGAATAGGAATGGATATATATGTTAATTTAAGAGAGAAGCCTTTCCAAACCATGAATATAGAAGATCCTTATTCTACTTGTAATTTAGGTTATGTTGGCAGATGTTATTCAGCTAATAATACTAAGAGTATATCTTTAGTTGATAGAATGAAGCCTTTCAATACATTATATATTATAGCATTAAATCATTTAGTAAATATGATTGCTAGAAATAAGGGTGTATTAGTTAATGTAGACACTAGTCAAACAGATTTAGCATTAAGTTCTAGTAAAGATCCAGTAGAAGCAATGGAGATTAGATTGAAATATATGGATGTTGGATTAAATCTTTATAATTCTGTTAAAGATGCTGATGGTAATGCATATAATAATGGAGCTAGACCCGCTCCAACTATTGATAATGCTGACTCTACTCCTGCAATTCTTAATGTACTTAGATTACTTGAATGGTTAAATGCAGAAACAGCAATGATTATTGGTGTATCACCACAAAGAATGGCTCAAATGGTTAGTGATAGAGTTAGTGATAATCAACAAGCATTGATTCAATCTAGTTATATTACAGAACCTTATTTCTTTTTTCACAATGAAACTTGGAAGGAAGTTAATTTAGAGTATCTTAGAGTATTTATAATCTGGATGAAGGAATGGTTTCATAATAATCCTAATAAGAAAGAATACTTCTTAAATTATAATTTTAGTAATGCAGCATTGAGTACTGTTAAACTTACTCCTGATACTTTAGATGAAACAGATTATGGTATTAGAATGATGTTAGCTGGAAATACTAAAGAATATTATGATACAATGAAGAATCTTGCACTTACATTTGTACAAAATGGTGAGATGACTTTAATTGATATGTCAGATATTTTATTATCAAGTATTGGTGGAACTAGTCCCCATAGTATTCATAATAAGATGGAAGAAGCATTAGATAAAAGAGATAAATTAAGACAACAAGAACAAGAAGCTCAAATGAAAGCTCAAGCTGAACAACAACAATTAGCTCTTGAACATGAGAAACATTTAGAAGATAGACAAGATAAGAGAGATGCTCAAATGCATTTGAATAAGATGGATGAGTTGAAACAACAAGGAATAAATGCTAAAGCGGTAGCGTTAATCAAAGATTACCAATATCAAGAAGACTTAGATGTAGATGATAATAATATTCCTGATCCTATCGAAGCAGAGAAATTAATGCATCAAACTAATATGGATAGAGCCAAGTTAGGAATGGAACAAAGTAAGCTGGGTATGGAAAGAGAGAAGTTAGATTTAGCTAAGAAGTCTGAAGAGAATGAGATTATAAAACATAATGATAATCTAAAAGAGAAAGAGAAGGATAGACAAGTTAAAAGACAAACTGCCAAGAAGAAAAGTACATAATGGAACCAATAAAATTTACAAATAAAAATACACCAGAAATCTTATTCTCTAAGCTATTTAAGCTTAGAGATGAGGTTAATCTTAGACATTTAAGACCTACTAATCCGGGTAAGTTAGGAGCAGGCTGGGAACATACTACTTTAGGAAGTTTGTATGAAGATTTATTAGATTTAATAGATACATTGATAGAATCTTATCAAGGTAAATATGGTTTAGTTAATATTACTATCGATAGTTCTAAAGTTGGAGATATTAAAGCATGTATTAAAGAACATGCAGAGATGTTAGAGAAATTTGAATTTAAAGAAAGTTGGTTAAATAACCAAAGAGATGAGTTATGTACTCTAATGTATCAAAGTTTATATAAATTAGATAACTTAACTTAAAAGAGCTTAATAGCCGCCAAAAAATAAAACTAAAAATAAAATAACGTATGGACATAAGTAATTATGAATTAGATTATGAAAATGAATTTGAGGATAAAGAATTAGAAGAGAAAGAAGTTGCGACTAACTTAACAGGAGAAGAAAATGAAGTTGATGAGAAGAACAATGCTAATGATGACACTAATACAGATTTGGATACGTCTGAAGATGATTTAAGCAATGAAGAGAAATTAGTAAATTATTGGATTGAGAAAGAGTATTTGATGATTAATCCTGAGGAGGATAAAATTGAATCAATGGAAGATGCATTAAGAATAGATGCAGAGAGAAGAACAGATTTTATTAAAGATAAGTTGATTGAACAATTTCCTGAAGATTTTAGAATCTTAGCTGATGGTGTAATAAATCATGGAGTTAAAGATATAAGAAAGATTCTTGAATTGATGGCTGGTAATACAGCTAATGAATCTAATGCAGCAGTAACAGAAGAGAAAGCTATTGAGACTTTAAGAGCTCATTATACAGACTTAGGTTATGATGCAGATGAGATTGATATGGATGTAGCTAGTTTAAAATCTAAGAATAAATTGATTCCAGCAGCAGAGAGATTAATTGCTAGACAAAATGAAGTAGAGAATAAACAAAAACAATTAGAAATGCAACAAGAAGTTGAAAGACAAAAGATAGCTGAAGCAGAGAATGTTAGACAGTATCAAGAACATCAGAATCTTATTGCTAATGAGTTTAAACAAAAGACTTGGAAAGATGATGCAAAAAGACAGATTGCTGAAGAATACTTTAAAGGTGTTACAGTAGAAAAAGTAAAGCATTTGCTTACTAATCCTACCACAGCTGCTGACTTTGCAATGTTAGTTTCAAGAATGTTTAGAACTGATGATAAGGGAACTATTTCTCTTAACATGGATAGTTTAGTAGATTTAGCATCAGCTAAAGAAGCTAAGAATATTAAAAATAAGATGCAACAAAAAGCCTTCGGGAGTCCTGTTAGATTTGGAAATGTTAAGAGAAATTCTCAACCAGATTTAGATTCGGATTATGATTTTACTATATAATTAACTAATGGTTACAACAAACAGTTCAACTTCAGGTATTACATTTTTATCTGGATTTGGAGATTTAGGTGGGAATAACTTTACAAGCCAACACTTATCTAAATTCTTTAATTACGATCAGCCTTACAATTTTGGTAAGACGGTCACAAGAAGATGGGCATCCCTATCTCCTTTATTCTATCCAAAAGTATTGACTTCTCTTACTATGGTAGCTGGAAGAACTCATGATATTGACACTCCGACTTTCCAATGGACAGTGGGTCAAGATGTAGATAGATATTTCAGATTCATGGAAGATGCAGGAACAGTCAATCCTTTAATGACAGATGACATCTTAGGTCTTAATCTAGAACCTTTCTGGATTGTATTAGATGTAGACTGGGCTAGAACTAATTCTATTTTATCTCTTGAAGATAATAGATATAAGTTGAGAGTTTTACTTGATCCTACTCCTTATGGAAACTTTTGGAAGTATAAAGTAGAATGTCAAACTTCTAATCCTAATGTATTTACACCTAAGCAAATGATTTCTAAAGGTAAGCTATGTATGGAAGCTGCTTCTATTGCTGCTGAATATGGAAATCAAAATTTACCGGGTGTGTCTATGGGTACTTCTATTATGTATCAAAATGTTATTGGTATGTATGGTAGAGAGTGTTCAGTAGATGAGAGAATTATGAAGAAAGAAATTCAAGCAAGAAAGTATGGAAAAACTCCGGGTTCTAGTTCTAATCAAATGAGGTATGTAGACCCAGTAGATTTTAGTACAGGTATTGCATTCAAACCTTTAGCTAAGAATAGAACTACAGGTGAGATTGAGGAAATTAAAAACACAGCCTTTATTTCATGGGCAGAAGCTAAAATTGAAGAATTAGTATTGTTAGATAGAGAGTATATGATGAAATATGGAGAGTTTATGGAGAAACATAATCCTACTCTTGGTATTATTGATACACGTATGGCTCCGGGTACTAGAGCATTAGTTCATGATGGTCATGTTCGTTATCATTCAGGTGACTGGACAGCACAAGATTTTGAAAGTTATTTGATGGGTATCTTCTTAGCAAGAGTAAATCAAATGGATAGAGAGATTGAAGCTATTACAGGTGAATTAGGTATGTTGATGTTTGACTCTATGCTTGCTATTCAATATAGAAATTATGTTGGAACTAATTCAGTAATTGACTCTAGTTTCTTCTTAAGAACTATGAAAGGTAGAGAAAATTGGGAACTTGAATATGGTTCACAGTTCAAATCATTTAGAGCTAGAAATGGTGTTAAGGTAACTTTGAGACATGATAGAATGTTGGATGATCCTTACTACTGTATTAGACGTTATGTATATGATGCTAACTATACAGTGGATTCAGCAAGATTTGACTTTTATGACTTTGGTGGAACTAATTCTGTTAAAGATTATAATGGTTCTAATGTTTGTATGATTACTCAAGGTGAAACAGAACAAGTTTATTGGAAGATTGGTAGAATGAATCCATATACAGGATATTTGAGAGGAATGATTACTTCTGAAGATACTACTGCAAAATACAAGCGTATTATAACTGGTTCTATTCAAGTTTGGGATACATCTAGAATTGGAGCAATTATATATGACCCAGACTATACAACATGATAAATATTATATTTGATAAATATAGACTTTTAATTGAAGATTCAACTAATACAGGATACGCTCGTATCCTGTATTTAAAGAATCTAATATTAGTAGCTAATGATAATATTACTGAACTTACAATATTAGACAATAATGGTAAGTTACTTTATACTTTTGACTCTACTAATTCTACTTACACTAATTTTACTTATTTAGGAGATTTAGTTGGATATGCTTTATCTATTGGTTCAGAAACAAATTTTAATCAATTTATAAGACAAGATACACTTACATTAGTAGATTATCATTATATATATGTTTTAGACTCTGACGAAAAGTCTTATGTTTATTATAATGATGAATTTAATGTAATACCTGATGTAGGAGGTACAAGTAATACAGCAGGAGATTGGATAGATATAACAGATGGGGTTGTTAGTTTTTTAGGAGG